CAGGGACAGTTGATAGAGTTCAGGCCCGGTGAATCGACCCGTTGCACAGGTGACTGGTGTCGTGTCAGTGAATGGTGCGATCAATTTAAAAAGATGAAAGGTAATACTTGATTCTTTTTTTTGATCAAATATAATTGATCTATAAATAACAGGAGGTGTTATGACTGAAGTCGCAAGTCCGTCTTATGCGGAGATCTGGACGACCCTGTCTAAGATCGATGTATCCAAACACGTTGAAAAGAAAAACGGTTTGTCCTATCTCAGTTGGGCATGGGCATGGGGTGTTCTCATGAAGAACTACCCACAATCTGAATACTCATTTGCTAACCACGAACATCATTCTGATGGAACCGTGACGGTTCACTGCGATGTGATGATAGGGAAGTGTCACCGTGAGATGTGGCTCCCTGTCATGGATCACAGGAACAATGCCATCAAAAACCCTGATGCTAGGAAGATCAGCGACACTAAGATGCGCTGCCTAGTGAAGACACTGGCGATGTTCGGTCTTGGATTTGCTTTGTATGCCGGTGAAGATTTGCCGGAACCTGAAGTAGAAGTTAAGCCTGAACCTAAACCTACCCCAAAGAATAAGAAGGCAGACATTCCCAATGAGGAAGCCGCCGAGGAAGTGGTAGGAAAGATACTGGAGTTCGCGACTCAGATGTGCTCAGACCCTAAGGGTTTGCGTTCGTTCTGGGGCGAGAACAAACAGGTGATCGATCTGATCGATCAACATTACCCGAAACAGTTTGAACAACTGAAGAGGGGATTCACTGATCTCAAGTCTAAGTTTGGAGGTTCCAATGACTGAGTTAAGTAAGGGTGCTTTGTTTGTTAACACCCGAAAGAAAACGGAAAACCAACCCAACTTCCGTGGCGAAATAACCTTGACCAAGGCTGTGCTCAAAGAGCTAGTCGATGAGGTTAAGAAGGGTAACGAAGCCAAGCTTGCCGTTGCAGCTTGGGAAAGAAAGTCGAAGGCCGGTAACACCTACCTGTCTTTGTCTGTCCAGAAATATGTGGAATACAAGCCACAACCCATTGATACATCACCCCAAGAAGATGATCCGTTTTAAGGAGGAGTTATGAGACTTAACAATAAATCTGAACAGATCCGCAACCTGATCGACAAGGGAGTAGATCCCAAGATCATTCAGAAGCGGTTAGGCGTATCGCCCCAGTTGTTCTATGCGGTGGCACGGAACTACGAACTGAAGAAGTCCAAAGCGGTAAGCAAGCTTGATCCCAAGTTCCGTAGGACGTTGATCAAGGTCATCCAGCAATTGGATCAGTTAGCCAAGGCAGCTTGACGGAACACCCCATGCAGGGGAAACCTTGCATGGGTTTTCCATAGGTGTCACATGGACAAAGAAGCTAGAAAGAAAGAAATTCAACGTGAGATAAATAGTTTAAACAAACGCATTCAGGTATTGGTTCGGGAATGGGGACGGCTGGACTTGGGACTTCCTGCCATCGATCACCACCATGATCCGGACTTCATCCCTGAGTTCCTCAGGAGGAAAGATGAACGAGTACCGCGAACTGCTAAGGCAGGCGTTATACGTCTTGATGTGCTGCGTTCCCGACTCAGAGGGGACCGAGAAACACAGGAAAGAAATCGTCGAAAAGATTCGGGAGCTACTGGCTAAAGAGGATCAGCCATGAACCACCGACAACAAGGTGTGGATATCCTTCAGAAAGGAATCCGTCTCACGGAACAGGATCGGTTCGATGAGTCCATCGTGGAATTTGAAAAGATCACTGACACCGTGGACGATGTGTGCAATGCACTCATCCAAAGGGGACGCGCACATTGGGAGATGAAGCGTTGGGGGGAATCCATCAGGGACTTTGAGTTGGCTCACCGCATGGCCCCTGACAATGCCGACCTCAAGTGGACGCTGTGCCTGATCTACCTGCAGCTTAACCAGTTTGAGAAGGGCTGGAAGAACTTCGAAGACCGTTGGGACAGCAAGAAGTTTGATTCCCCGCGCTTGAAGACACGGGTTCCCAAGTGGACTCGGACCTCCACCGCCAAGGACATTCTGGTGTGGTCAGAGCAGGGGGTGGGAGATCAGATTCTCTATAGCAGCCTGCTCCCTGAGGTGAGGCAGTACGTCACCGACCTCACAGTTATGGTGGATGCCCGTCTCATTCCGCTTTACAAGCGTTCTATGCCATCCATTAGCTTTGTGCCACAGAACACTAGGGTCTCTGAGATCGACGGCCAGATCGCCTTAGGTTCGCTCGGGGCAGAGTTCGTCAAGGTCATGGATGACATCCCTCAGGTGGCGGCACGGAACTATCTCAAGCCAGACCCAGAGCAGCTCAAGTCTGTGTGGAATAGTTTAAACAAACAGAAGGGGGAGATTATCATCGGGCTGTCATGGCGTTCCGGTGCTCCCCGTATCGGGAACCACAAGTCCATCCCCATCGAAGACATTGTGTCCACCTTCGGGAACCTCGGGGTTCGCTTTGTCAGTCTCCAATACAACCTGACCCCTGAAGAGAGAGAAGCTTTCGGGGATTTCCCGATAGAGTTTCTGGACATCGACATGACCCATGACTTCGATGGTCAGGCCGCAGTCATCAAGTGCTGCGACTACGTTATCTCCTGTAGCAATGCCACCGCCCATCTGGCTGGGGCAGTGGGAGCCAAGGTGTTTCTGTTGGATGCCAACAAGCTGTGGTTCTGGAACAACCGCAGAGGGAGACAGAACTTCTGGTATCCCAACACCATGGTTTATCCCAGAGACAATGTCATTGCTCCGTGGCAACCGCAGTTGGATCAAGTCAAAAAGGATCTGGTCTCAGAGATCAATGACATAAAGTTCCCGATAGTGTTGTTCCATGTCGGGGATGATGTCACCCAACCAGCCCGACTCATTGCATCCATTCGACGCTACATGCCATCGGCCAAAGTCATTGTGTGCAGTGACAACAAAACCCCTGACATGGATTGCGACATCCGCTTTGATCACTATGTAGATCGCAACCACATCATGACCGAAAGGCTCAATGCCTTTGCGGAACTGAACCTCAATGAGCCTGCACTCTATGTCGATTCAGACATGGTGTTTTTAGAATCAGTCTATCCAGAGGATGTGTTGGGCGACGACGAGGTTGTGATTTGTCGAAGATCGTTTAACCAAGATGCGATCTTCAATGTCGAACAACGTGGACTAGAGTTCCCCGAATACCAAGGGATGACACTGGATGAAGTCTATCCTTACCTCGCCTGCTTCACGGTGACCCGAAGCAATCAGTACTGGAAAGAACTGATCAGCATTGCTGAAAACTTAGACACCAAGTTCCATGTCTGGTACGGGGATCAAGAAGCGATCAGGATGTACGCCGAGCGGTACCCTGTTAAAGCGGTGGAAGAAAGACACTATGCCTGTCTTCCCGAACAGGCCAGTCAAGTGAACCGCCCCAAGATCCTGCATTACAAAGGGGGCCGCAAATGAAAGAAGTCTACGGATGGTATTTCCCTGATGAGGATCACCACTTCAAAGGTTACTTTGATGCGGTAGGGGAAGGGGAATATCAAAAGCCTCAGCGGGAGATGGCGCTGTCCTACTGTCACAAGTTTAGAAGAGCCTTAGATATCGGGGGTCATGTCGGTCTGTGGTCGAAGCCGTTATCGAAAGTGTTTACCGAGGTGGTAGCTTTCGAACCGCACCCTGAATATCAAAAGCTTTTTGCTCTGAACGCACCCAAGGCCAAGCTTATACCCGTGGCACTGGGCGAAGAGCCGCGCAAGATTGGACTCACCATCCCTGACGGGAACACCGGAGCCGCCTATGTCTCTGAGGGAGACAGCTATGACATGGCGATGTTGGATGACTATGAATATCACGACGTTGATCTCATCAAGATCGATGTCGAAGGTTATGAGTTAGCGGTCCTGAAGGGGGCAAGGCGCACCCTTGTCACCAACAACCCTGTCATTGTCATCGAACAAAAGTCCCACCCTCATTTCAAGGACATGTGGGATCGGTTTGATGCTATCAAGTTTTTGTGCGAAGGTTTTGGTTACAAGATTGTAAATCGGGTAGTGGATGACTGGATCTTAAAGAGGATCGCAGAATGAAAATCTTCATTGGCTATGACTCTAGAGAAGACATTGCCTTTCAGGTTTGCCGAGAATCTCTGGCACGGAACTCTTCCGTTTACTTAAACATTCATCCCATCAAGCAGGATGAACTGCGTAAACAGAAGCTTTACTGGAGAGGGAAAGATCCTCTGGCTTCGACCGAGTTCACCTACACCCGATTCCTGACACCGTATCTTGCAGGATACAAGGGATGGGCAGTGTTCATGGACTGCGACTTCCTGTGGCGAGGAGACATCGCAACCGTCATGGACTACGCAGATCACAGTTGTTCCGTGATGGTGGTTAAACATAACTACCAGCCCAAAGAAACGACCAAGATGGATGGCTGTGTTCAAACCCAGTACCCACTCAAGAACTGGTCCAGCTTCATGCTCTTGAACTGTGGCCATGAAGACACCCAGAACCTCACCCTTCAAGCGGTGAACACCGAGTCAGGATCTTTCTTGCATCAATTCAAATGGACCAGCATTGAATCTATCGGGAACCTTCCTGTGTTCTATAACTATCTGGAAGGCTGGCACACCAAGGATGATTGTCCCAATCCTTTAGCGGTACATTTCACCCGAGGTGGTCCATGGTTCTGGGACTACATGCATGTCGAATACGGTGATGAGTGGACGCAATACGCCAAGGAGATACTCAATGCAAATACCTAAGCCAGAATGGTTCCATGAAGAGTCCTACCTTGAGCTACCCAAGCAGGAAAAGACTTGGTGCAAGATCAATGAGAAAGGTGAACTAGAGTTCGTGGACTGGGACATCGTGGAAGAACTGTCTAAACAGTTCGACAAGGTGCAACCCAATCTTCGCAGCGAACAGATGTTGATTTGTAAACTGATGGTACTTGTTCGGGAACAAACCCGTAAGGAGATGAGCCATGACAGTGGACAAAGAGAGTGAAGCAGGTTCTTGGAAAAGAGAATTGGAAAGACATCCATGGGGCTATGGCCAAAAGCCTAACGACCCCATCAAAGAATCCTTGGCGCAGATTCGATATCGTGGTCTATGGAGACAGGCCGACATCCTTCAAACAGAGATCGAAGGACTTCGCGCAGAGATTGAGAAATCTATCAAATGACCGTTGATGAAGATATACTTGATCTGATTAGGGACTTGCCTCATGAAATCAATGACACAGGAACAACTACTGAGATGAAGTTCCTAACCGTTGGGGGTGTTCTTTGGGCTTGCTATGATGAGATCAAAAGGCTCAGGGAAGAGAACGAAAGGCTAAGGAATGAAAAAGTTTCGACAAAGAAAGTGCGCCGAGTGCGGCAATAAGTTTGCGAACCCTGCTTCTTTTTATCGACATAAGAAGGTGACAGGGTTTTGCAGGTCAGATGAAGAGTTAGAAATCGTAGGCTATGTGGAGACACCAGAAGGATGGAAATACACCAAACCCGACAGGATGAAGTAGATCATCCAAGTCATTACACCGCAGGTAAACAGGAAGCCATTGATGTCATAGAGGATGTGATCCGGTTTGCGCCGGACCCTGTCTCTGGAAGCTTGCAATGGCAGGTACTCAAGTACGTTCTTCGGATGTGGTTGAAAGGACATCCCATCAAGGATGCCAAGAAGAGTGCTTGGTATTTAAACAGACTCATCGCCAGACTGGAGAAGAACGATGGAGTATTCACAAGACAGGTTGAAGAAAGAGATCAGGGTTCTTGAGGAAGAACTCAAAGCCTACAAAGATCTTGACAAAGATCGGGCTGGGGTTGAAGTGGCATTGTTTTTAGTGGGACTGTTTACGGGAATCGCTATAGGTTTTTATAGCGCACAGGTGATTTGATATGACCCGCTACGACATCAAATGAAAATTATGCTGGACAAATCTCCAGCAAACATTGCTGAACGTACAAAACAGTTTGGTCACGAATTTTGGCAGTTACGCACTCCGCTTACTCGTTATGCACTTGCTGGTGTTCCGTATGGGCTAGACAATGGTTGCTTCAAGACATTCAAACGAAAAGAATGGATGTCACTTGTAGAGCAAGCGCGAGAAACGCAGCCGATTTTTGTTTGTGCGCCAGACATTGTAGGTG